GACCACCACCACCACCAGTGTTGTTTGCAATGTCTACAAGTTTGTCTAAGTCAACCTTAACCCCGCCACCGCCACCACCACCACCAGTGTTGTTTGTATTGTTAGCTAGCGCGATAAGATTTGCGTCTGAGGCATTGTTCTGGTTTATGGCAGTTTGCTCGTTTGCCTTAGCGATAAGATTTGCGTCTGAGGCATTGTTCTGGTTTATGGCAGTTTGCTTGTTTGCTAAAGCGATAAGCCCTGCATCTGAGGCATTGTTCTGGTTGATGGCAGTTTGCGTCTTAGCCAGAGCCATTATACCTGCGTCTGAGGCATTGTTCTGGTTCACTGCGGTTTGCTTGTTTGCCTTAGCGATAAGCCTTGCGTCTGCAATGGCGGCTTGGTCTACGGCTTTTTTAACACGCGCTGCCTCTTGCGCCCCCTCAGATGCCTCCCGGCGTAAACGCTGCAGCTCTCGATCACCTTCTAGTGTATATCCGGGGTAGACCGTAACTGTCTTAGGGCCAGAGGGAGTCTGCACAACTTTCTGAACCGCGGTGCCTACGTAGGGTTTGGCAGGGACCGCAACGACTTTAGACCCCGAGGGAGTCTGCACAACCTTTGAAGTGGAAACAGTTTTTTCAGTGCCCTGAACCCCGGGGGTGACGGTCTTAGGGCCAGAGGGAGTCTGCACGACTGCAGTCTTAGCAGGCGTTACTGTTTTATTTTTATTGGAAGTTTCCGTAGTCTTGGCAGGGACAATAACTGTCTTAGCGCCGCTGGGCGTCTGCACAACCTTTGAAGTAGAAATGGTTTTCGCAGTGCCCTGAACCCCGGGGGTGACGGTCTTAGGACCGGAGGGAGTTTGCACAACTACCGTCTTAGCAGGGGTGACGGTCTTAGGGCCGGAGGGAGTCTGCACAACTACCGTCTTAGCAGGGGTGGCCTTAGTGGCCGTAGTAGATTTAGTCCCCGAAGAACCGCCCTCGTATTTCTTTGTAACGCTGCGCGGCGCAGCACGCTTCTGTGCCTGCAAGTAAGCCTGTAGGTCGTGTAAGACTTTCCGAGAGTGCATGATCTACCTCATCTTCCGCGTGTTGCCGCATACTAGCACAGGCTAGTACATAAGTTCCATATTAAGTTTACGGAGCTTTAGTTATCTGGCCTACTCCACCAGTCGCTGCCAAACCACTCACATTTACCACAGTTGCAACAGCAATCTTTAAGAACCCACTGACATCCACATAGATAGTTCCCGACTCAAGCCCTGTAGCGCTGGTAGGCACACTGGTAAGCACAATGGTTGTGTTGCGACCTTCGCCGGGGTTCTGCATCTGTTGCATATACTGCACGAAAACACGAGTAACTTCTGCCATATAGCGCCGGTCGTATTCTTTTGGGGGTACTGGAAACGGGATATTGGGGACGTTACGCGAAGCCATATCTACCTCTTTCCATCGGAGCGAACATCGAGGCGCGGGGCTCCAAGACGCCAAGTGACGCCTACACCATCGCTGTCAATACGGAACGTAAAGCTACGGCCCCGCAAGCGAGTAAAGACTTGGTTTGTGAACTGCTCGACGGGGTAGGTTCCTGTGCGGGTGACCGTGCTACCCGTGTACCCTGAAGGCGCAGCGTTGAAATCCGCGCCGGGGAAGTTAGACATTTTCACAGTCATAGTAGCTGACGGCGCAAGCGCGGTAGAGTTCCTAAAAGTAAGGTCGGGGATAACACGCCAGATAAACGCAAATGAGTCTCCATCTCCAAGGTCTTGCCCCGAAGATTCGATATACGCACTGATAGCGGAAGTAGGAGTTGTGCTACCATCGTCCATACCTGACTCATGCAGGTACATATAATTATCAGTTGACGCCGCGATAGGGAAGCTACCTAAATTTTTGTGTGTCCAAGCTGTGCGAGCCATGGAACCGTAGTACCAGATACGCTGTTGATAATTATAGACAACGTAAGAATCGTTCTCAGAGTTCGTTACGCCATCAGTGACCGTGTTTGATGGGTAGAACCACCATATTTCGCCGTAGTTAATGTTTACCCCAACTACTATTTTTGGTGTTTGATCAGAGTTAATACGCGAAAACACGTAGTCCTTTACATCGCATGGAACCTGCGAAACAACTCCGTTATAGACGTAGAAGTCACCCTCCCCCATCCAGTACACGGCATCGTCGACTGCAATAGCAGCGTTAGGACTCGTGATAGATATGTTATCAGATAGCATCGTAAGGCCAAAAATGAATGGAGCCCCAACGTACTGCAGCGCGTGCACAGAGGTATCTGTGATAACGAGTATCTGTTGTTTAGTTTCGATTGCGGTAACAATAAACGAACCAGACCCAATACGTAGGGAACCTGCGTCATTCGTAGGCAACGTCCGCCACTCAGTAATACTTTCCGTGGCGCTAAACCGGATAAGCAGCGGGTCTTGCGTACCAAGGCTAAACTCATCATCGCACCCGAAAGCGATGATATGGCGGTCGTTATCGCTTACTAGCACTTGCTTAGCGACAGTTGGGGCTGTACCTACCGCACCCGTAGGTGAGTAAGGTGCTATTAGGGTGGAGATATTAACAGCACGGGGGTATGGGGACGAAGTATCTTTTACCCAGTAATATATACCGCCATTACGCACATTTATCAGTAGGTTTTGACCAAAGTTATCATGCGTCCATAGCCGAAGCTGCGAATCTGCGGTAGTAGCCGTGTAGCCCTCGCCCCAACCTTGCCTACCCCATACCCCTACACCCCAACCCGTACCCGAGCTGGCTGTATTTAGGCCCGTGTTAATCTGATAAGCGCCGACTGTTAAAGCCCCACCTGTGCCCGTATCAGCGGTGGTGGGGAACGTGTACGTAGGGGATAACCCAGAAGATGTCGCTATGGAGCTTATAGAGGATACGGTACGGGTCTCAATGGTGTACGTCGACGAGGAAATAACTGAAGTAACTTGATATTCTTGGTTAAGGACCACGGCAGTAATTGCGCCTCCAAGAGACGCCGCGCCGCTAAACGTCACAAAGTCAGTTGCAGCCGCGCCGTGGGCGGTGTCTGTTACAGTAATGGTAGCGCAGAAAATACCTACACCGCTCAAGTGCGCAGCCGCCGTTGTGCCTTGCTGCCCGCGAAGGAGCCCTGTCAATGTGTTACCAGCTACGCCAGAGTACCGAATCTGCTCGGAATCAATCTGAACAATTCCTCCACTCGTGGGAAACCCTGTGGCAGATGCAATGGTTACAGTAGTATCTATAGCGGTTATGTTCGCGCTTAGTGTACTTTTTGAAGCAGCAAATGTCACCGCACCTGCGGCGGTGGTTTCCCTAATAGGTGTGATATCGTTGTATGTACCGTTACCAGAAACGTAGTATTTTTGAGAAGTACCGAGTCCTATGTATTCGTTGGTATCAAGCGCCACCCACGGATGGATAGCGCGACAGGTTCCTAGCAGAACTGCGGTAGCATTAAAGGGTTGCCAACCGCCAATCTTTTCGGGGTAGCCCATACGGAAACGGACTTTGTCAACGTCCCACCAGCCGCCCTCATTTGCATAGCCTGTGGTTTCGCGGTTTAGTCCCGGCTGGAACTGAAGCTTCATTAACGGCATAGCAGCCTCCTGTTGCCGGGATTATACCTTACGCCTTGCGCTTAGACCACACAGACCATGCAGCTACGACCATTGTAGAAACAGCCCCGCCGATTGTAGCGGCAGTTTCGTTGTCAATCACATTCTTTCCGGCCAAGTAAGCCACCAGAGCGGTCACCAGAGTGCGGACGATGCCGCCGATTTCACTTGAGTTCATTTTTCTTCCCCATATAAGCGTCGACATGACGCGGATGATTGCGGCGTTAAAGGGTACAGGCTTTTCATCTACAGGCACAGTTACGTGCATATCAGCAGTAGGTGGCGTCAGAAACAATGCTATCTCTGCTTCGCGGCGATTGATCAAACCCTTTTCAACTTTTCCGTTGTCTTTGTTCCACATCCTGAATGCAGCCGCCGCTTTATCTTTGTTACCTGCGTTCAGTTCGCGCAGCGCAGTAGATTTTGCAAAAGCGTCTGGGCCGATGTTGTACGTCAATGACACACAAGCACCGCGCTCGTTTTGATTAACCTTTGCCGTGATTAGCGCGTCAACCTTTGCCGCAAACTTATCGACGCCTTGACGCAGCAACTCTTCTGCCCGCTCTTGCGTAATGGTCATACCCTTAGCAGGATCAATACCAAGCCCCGCCGCCGCTGTAGTGCCATAGCCAATAGTCCACACACCGCCACCATCTTGATAGGCCGTTAGCTTGCAGCCTTCCCACTGTTTTATCAGGTCAAGCGTAGCTTTGTTCACGCTCATCGCGGTAGCGCCTTATGGATTTCGTCAAGCTTCGTCATTATTAATTTAAAGCTTTCTTTTGCTTCCTTGAACTCGCGGTCATGGTTCTCTTTGACCAGAGCGTGTTCAGCCTTTACCACAGCAAGTTCTTTCTCATGCCGCTGGGTCATCATATAGTGCGCCCACATAGCACCAGCCAAAGGCAATACAGCAAACTGCAAAAGGGCCTTAATCATGTCAAATATACTTGGATCAGGCTGCATTACGTCGACACCCCTTTGATGATAGCGAAGTTAACAATTGGGGTATCCGAAGCTGTACCAACCACCGATGCCATTGTGATTTGAAACGAGGTTGTCGCCGTAATGGCTGTAACAGAAGCAACATAAGTGTTGGTTGCGCCGCGAACAGACAGCACAACTGTATCGGTGACGGCAATGCCCGTGTTTGGCACGGTGAACGAAAAATAAGTTCCGACAACGGCTGTAGTAGTAAACAAAGTAATTGCGCCAGATTTCTTTGTGCTAGTGGTAGGCGTGGTTGTTGTGCGACTTGTTAACTGCGTTACGGCAGTGCCTGCGTTAGTGGCGTACCCAACACCCCCCGTGCCGGAAGACAGCAAACTAGTAGATGCTGTGGCGGTGGTAAACGCACCTGTGGAAGGAGTGGTCGCGCCAACCGTGCCATTATAAACGCCGGAAGTAATTGTCGGGCCAGTGCCCAAAACGGTAGCGCCTGAGCCAGTAGATGTGGTAGCGCCCGTACCCCCGGAAGCAACAGGAATAGCGGATGAAAGCCCAGTAATAGAACCCCCAGTAATAGTAACACTAGATAGTGCAAATGTTGATGTAAGATCAACGACCGCGGCTGTTGCCCCTGCGCCATCGCAGTACACAATTTTGGATGTGCCAGTAGTAAGCGTTACCGTGCCGCCTGTGCCTTGCGTAAGTATAATGCTGCGAGCCGTGTTATTTTTGACCAAGTACAAATGCTGCGCGGTATTTGGGGAAATTGTAACCGTGTTGGTGGCGCTAGGAGTACCACCTAGAACAAGGACTTTGTACTGCCCTTCGGATAAAGCCCCCGCAGAACTTGTCGTGAGCGTGTATGTTGTGCCCGTACCTACAGAAACCGCGCCTATCCCGTTCGTAAGGCGGTCAATAATCTGCAGGTTGGTGTTTGTTGTAGTACCCCAAGTTCCTGTTTGATCACCTGAACCGATGAGTTCCATACCACTGTTCGTTGCGTAAGTGCTCGCCATGTCAGTCCCTCATGCACAATTAAGCCACTATACGTAATACCGAGATTCTATGCAACACTTACCCATGGGTTTGATGCGCTCGGGACTATCGTACTATAGTTGGGGTTTTGAGTTGGTTGTATTGGACCCCAGACAAGAACATTGGAGACTAAACCAACCGCAGATACGCCCGTAGGTTCAACAGGCGCGGTTCCAGTTATAGATACAGAATCAACTTCACCCACCGCGGCCACACCTGTGACGCTAACATTTGTTGTCGGCATTACCGTTACGGAGTCAACTGCGCTGATTCCTGCGTTTCCAGTTACAGAAACTGTCACGCTAACTGTGTTTATGGCTACAGTTACAGTTCCAACAGAGCCAGTGGCGGAAACACCGTTGACGGGCACACTTTCATACTTTGCAACTATTGCTGTGCCGATTCCGCCTGTGGATTGTACGCCCGTAACAGTGGTAAATATGCTAAAAGCAACAGTTACAGCGCCAACCGCGCCAGTAGCCGCTACGCCAGTAACACTTGCTAACGCGGGTGGTGTATAACGGATAACAATTATGCCGCCAATACCAGCACCAGAGGTTACGTCAAAACTAGTACCAAGAAGAGCAGCCCCGCCGCCACCGCCGCCATAATTTCCCCCAGAGTAACCTACAGTAGTAACACCGCTAGCGCTAACTCCACCGCCGCCGCCGCCGCTTCCAGAGTTTGCTAAATCAGCCCCATTGTATCCATTTGCGTTGCTGCCACCAGCCCCACCAAAACCAGCTCCACCAGACCCTCCGTCAGAAGCACCATTTCCTATGGTGACACCACTATCCCCTGCGCCTCTCGGTCCACCAGCACCACCACCTCCAGTGGCAGAGCCTGCTGCCCCACCAGCACCACCACCCGCGCCGCCAACATACTTTATGCTACCAATAGCGCCTGTTAGAGACCCGCCAGCACCACCAGATGAACTTCCAGAAGTAGACGCAGCGCCACCAGAACCGCCATTTGCTGCGGCTAAAGATGACGCTTGTAAAGCATTCCCAAACCAAGTTGCCGTGCCAGCGTTTCCGCTTGTGCCTCCACCGCCTGCAGCAATTAGTCTAGTGACAGCAGCGCCACCTGTGCCTATTACGTAGGGCACTGACCCAGATAGAGTTTGGTTACTCGTCCTTGAATACCCACCGCCACCACCACCCGAAGCAGTCCTCTGACCTGAGACTGTCCGCGCAGCGCCGCCAGAACCCCCGCCACCAATAACTTCAATGGTGTTTAGGGTGTTGTTCCAGTCGCTGGGCACCGCCCACGATGTGCCAGAGGTCAGCACTATTGTAGTGACATCCGGATTTACCCCGACATCATCCGCGATGGGAGCAGACGCTAGTGGGGAAAAGCCAAGCATTTATATGTCACTCCACTGGAGGGGTGAACGTCTCGCCATCGTACAGCCAGCCAGAGCCAACCTCAGTCGGGGCTGTCAGCCAGTCAGCTAGGTTTGCGCGGTATGTGTCATTAGGAAATGGGATGTCGCTGAGCAAGAAAGCCTCGACCACAACCCCAGCTTCGACCCGTGCTTTGACTATTTGATCCATATTAAGTCCACGGTCCATAAGTGGTTGCAGTTGCGCTAGTGCTGATGCGGCGGCACATAAAATAACTATCTGTCTGCACAATAGCAGCAAGGGCGGTAGTTAACGTAAAAGATGGAATGATCGTGCCAGCAACAGAAATTCTAAACGTACCAGTAATTAGTACACCTAGAACCTGTGAGGTCGCCGCTGTAACAATAGCCGTGTTTGATGTAACGCCTGTCCAATAAGAACCACCGCTAGCTGCACCTGCACCGATAGCAGCATCAAAGCCGTTTGCCGTTGACAATGCCGAAGCAACTGTAGCAGTGCCCGCGCCCAAAATACCAAACGCCCCATTGCCTGACGTACTAGACATATTTGTCAGATACAGAAAGGCTTCGTAGCGGTACGTCCCAATAGGCAGTGTCAACGCACCATTGGTGCTGGCATTAAACAATTTTTGCGCAGCCGTGCTACTTGTCAGCGTATAAGTTGCATTTTGCTGTATCCAGAACTCTTCCTGAATATCTTCCGCCCCAACGGTGACATAGACCACAGCAGAGCCGCTTAATGAAAGTAAAGACCCAGTACTAGACGATGTGAGTGTGCGCGATAGGGTCGTACCAGATGTTGTATATACACCCGTACCAATTTCCCAGTCTATGCCATCTTCAATCGTGTAGCGCACAACGTCCGTGTTAAGTACACCTGCCGCACCAAAAGTCTGAAAATTGCTAGACGCCGAGCCAAGCGTAATTGTGCCTGTCCCCGTGGTCGCTGTTGTCATTTTTGCGCGGTTGACGGTTCTCATTATGCGATCCGAATGATGGCCGTTGAAGATGTGGCGGATGGGAACACAATGGTGAATGTACCAGAAGTAGAGGTCTTGTCAGAACCAAAGTCCAAGATAACCACTGTAGGGTTGGTCAAGCCAGCCGAAGATGTGGTGTTTGGCGTAGTATTGTAAATCATAGCACCGCGAGCGGTGATAGTTGCCGTGGTGAAGTCTAAGTCAGCAAAGTCAGTAAACCCTGTGGTTCCTGAGTTTGTAGCAGTAATGTTGGTCAACGTACCGCCACCAGCAACGTAAGAGCCAGACGCGCCGACCTCGTTAGTCGCCGTGTAAGCAGTGGTAGTAGCGTCAAAAGTTGCGCTGCTGGTGTACAACGCAAGCTTAAACACATCACCCGTGGTGAGAGTGAAGTCGTGACAACCTTTCAAGAGTTCTGTCTTGAAAGACGTAGCCATAAAGTTGCCCGTGAAAGCCATGTCAGATCCTCCTGATTAGTTCAGCAAGGTCGGGGTGACCCGCATCGTTAAGTGCATTATACACAGTAGTACGGTCGTTGGCGATAGCGGTGTGCATATAGAGGGCCACCACCTTTTCAATCTGCTGCCGGAACGCTCGTGCTTGTTCCTTAATGGCAGGGGGTGCAGAATCTGACACGTACATTAGCTTGTCTGCACAGCGCACTGCCAATTCTTCAGGTGTAAAGCCACGCCCGCTAGTCGTGTGAACTTGCACAATCGGGGTATCCCGCGGAAATTCCATAGCTCCAGAGTTCATTTGTTAATCCTTATTTGTCCATCGCGGTAGTCATCACGCTTGCCACGTACATCAATCATGCCAAGGTCCCTAAGCGCTGCCTGATACCGTTCTGCGTATTTAGCCGTCAAATCTGGATCACCCTTCATAAAGGTATAAGCCTCGATAAGGCTACCGTACAAGAGGGTAGCTTCGGCGTTGTCACCCAACCACGATGTATTTGTATCCACAATGGACGGCGGGTCGTAGAAGTAGTGAAGTTCAACTTGATACGAAGCGTCTGGGGTTGGGCCTACAATAAAATTACCAGAAGTTGTGGACACACTTTCCCCGTCAAACTGGGCGTAGTACTTTGGCACCCCAGAGGTAGACGGAGACGGATAGGCTTCCCGCATGAAATTCACATCTTTATCAAGCAGGTATTGGTAGCTACCGTCCCCGTCTATCACTGCGAGAGAGAACACAGTAAGAAAGTCAGTAGGACGAGCAAGGTATTTATCCCCGCTCGTCAAAGTACCCAGAACGTTTTTACGGAGTTCTGGAATCATCACTGCGCGGTATATACGTTCCTCAGTCTGGCGAACAAACGTAGGAATATTCGACACAAAGGTCGATTCCGTGTTTTCCGTGTAGTCCTGTATCGCCTGACTGAGTTCTGTGTAGTTCATGGCTTAGTATTCCTTCGCCCCAGTTTTACCGCGGGTAGCACAACCAGCGCCGCGGACCATACCACCCTTAGCTTTCTTCACAGCGCCGCCTTTTTTCATGGGTGGAGGAGCAACGACTGTAGGTGTGGAGGAGGTGGAGGGGGTGGAGGAAGCGCTAGCGACCATAGGAGGGCCCATAGGGCGACGAGGGGGCATGGGGCCCATATTTGGTTTTGGGGGGCGCATACCCGGCATACCATCATTGGGGCCTTCAAAAGCAACGCGACGAGGGCCTCCGTAAGGAGTGCCCGTAGCTCCGGAAGGGCGACCTTGAGTCATGCGAGCAACTACTGCTGGATCCGCAGTGCCACCCATAGCTTTTTTCACAACACCACCCTTAGCCATCTTATTGGGAGCATCGTGCTTCTTGTCGGCAGCAGATGCCTCGTGCTGCTTCATGGTCATGCCAGACTTCTTAGCCATGGCCTTGTCTTCGCGCATATCCTTAGCAGAGCCTTCTTTCATCTTAATAACGCCGCCCTCCTTGTATTGCGCCGCAGCGCCTTTACGACCCGTCATAAGCTCCTTCATGCCCTGATTGTACCTACTGGTATCAGTTTGAGTTGCGGCTTGATCCCGCAACGCATCTGTTTTGTAAGTGCCACCAAGACGGGTAATAGCTGTACGGGCGCTGCGAGCCTCTGAGTCAGTCAACTTGCCGGAGTTCAACTGATCTGTATAGTTCTTGATAGCCTTTTTTGTGCTATCCATTGGCGGACCTGCTGGCTTGCTTCCCGGAGGCGTATCGGGATCAAGCGATGTTACCGTAATGTTTGCAGGTTTACCTAAGCCCTGAAGCTTCTTCTTACCCGTCTCACCAGCAATGTTTGTAGAATAGGAATTACCCTTCCAAGTGAACTCACCGCCAGCCCCTTGGGCTTTCCGTGCAGCGGCAAAAGCTTCCTTAAAGCTAGCCTTGGGAGCCTCAACCGTTGGTTCGCTACGCGCCTTCTTCTCAGCCTTGGTGAAGAAGTGGCGAGTCTTGAACCCGGAGTTCTCGTCGTTGTTGCCTTGGACCCACTCAAAGTCCACGCCTTCCTTGTAGTTGTCGTCAGATTCGTTAGCCATGTCTTGACTCCTAAGTAGTGGTTACAGTTACAGTTCCAACAGATCCTTCAGCGTATTGTATAGGGTTCCATACAGGATTCCATCCCCAGATAGCGTTTGCTGCGGCCTCTGCAGTGTCAGGACGCGGGTCTTTCAGCGCCTGCGGGTCATTGATCTTGAGACGCCCGATATACAACTGCGGATGGTCAGGATCGACAACATCTTTACCGACACGAAAACCCGTGCGCCGTCCAAGCTTAATTTCCCAGACAAGTTCGCTCAGCGGGTAACGAAACCCAGTGAGGTCGCAGAATCCAAAAGCTTTACTGCCACGGGCGTATGCGGGCATCTTAGTTCCCCAACATCATGGAGTTGAACGGAGTAAACATAACCGAAGAGCGGTCACGATCTTCATCAGCAGCGAGCGCAAACTGCTCGTCGTATATAGCTTTAAGCTGCGGTACTAAGGGCATAGACTGGGGCTTTTTCATGGCGAGGTAATACGCAAGGCCCGCCACAAGGGCAGGCACAAAGCGTGGCGGAACCGTAGTTGTATTCCCACCGATACCCGAAGCTAGGCCATCAATCCCTTTGAGGCGGTAGTACGCAACTGTGTACGGCTGAGTATTGTCTGGTACGGGCCATAGGGTGAACGTGGTGCTTGTAGCAAGACGCTGCACAAAGATCTGTGTAGGACGGCCCGTGATCAGCTTGTTGGTCTGTTGCGAGTAGGTAGAGACGCTAATGCGCTCTAGGTAAGTATCTACCTGCGATGTACCTGTTCCTGTACGTAGCTGATGTTCAATCAGATCAATTGTGTCTACCGGGAGCGTGTAAGTGGCAGTTCCAGAAGTCAGAGCTTGCGTACCAGACTCGATAGTAAACAAGTTCAGGCCCCGGTTCTGCCACTCTAGGGTGAGCAAGTTAAGGCTGCGGCGGGCCGTCTTCAGGTCATAACCCGACTGCATTTCAAGGCCAGCGCGTTCGTAGGCTTCCTCAAACAGTTCTGGCAGATCAGGTACAACAACAGCCATGATTACTTCCTAAACTTTGCCGTCTTGGCGGCAATTTTCTTCGGTTGTGCAACGAACTGCTTACCCGCCGCAGTGCCAGCACGTTTTGCCTTTGTAGTCGCAGCATACTCTGAAGTTGTTAGAGATTCACGCGCTTTCTTTGGCAGGTAGCGTTCTCCGGTGGGTTTTGGCCCGACAGTAGAGTTTTTACCGCTTTTTGTGCCCCAATCCTCTTTACCCCACTTAGATAGGGACTTCTGCCCTGAAGTCTTCTCACCAGTGTACGCGCCGCCTTTGCCTTTGTAGATCTTTCCGGCAAGCTGCATGGCCCGAGCGGAATGCTTTCCGCCCATCTTAGCCTTAGCTTCATACTTGGACTTTTCCCACAAGGCTTCGTTTGTGCGTCCCATGCTACTTCATCTTCTTGAGGGTTACTGCAAGGCGAGCGCGTTGGCCCAACTTACCCGGTTTCTTAGCCGCAGCAGCAAGTTTCTTTGCTGGAATGGGTTCACCCGGCTTAGCCTTCAGCGCGGAGCGCAGGGCCCCGGGCTTCTTGATAGCGCCAGCAATCCAATTCTTTGCCATCAGTACACCTTTGCGCCAGATTTACCACGGGTAGCGCAGCCGCAACCGCGAACAGAACCGCCTTTTTTCATCGTCCGCACGGGGCCGTTCATGCTGGGCATAGGGGGCATACCCTGAGAGTATGTTGCGGGGTTAGTAGGCACGATGCGCGAGGGGGCATTTGTAGCCATTTTCATGCCACCCTGCTGCGCCATATCAGCAATGTCCCGACCACGCTGGTTTGTCATATCCGAAGGGGTGGGCATCCCACCCGTAGCCATCTTCTTAGCTTTCTGGCGGTTGCCAAAGAGCTCTTTTGTCATGCTGCCGCGACCGATTGCCATGTTATGCTCCTACACCTACGTCTACCAAATTCAGCATTTCCAAGCCCTCAATGATAAAGCCTTTCTAGTTGGCTTTCCTTTTTCATCTTTCATAGGCCCGGGCATTCCTGACATTCGGGCACAAAAAGACTTGCGCCGTGCGGCGTCTTTAGGAGTTTTCGGGTTTGGGGCGGGCGGCTTCAACCCCGGCTTACCGGGATTGGCCTTGTTGTATGAGGCACGGCCCTTGGCGTTGAGACCGCCAGAGGCACTCTTACCTTCTTTGCGGGTCCAAGCAGGGGTCTTAGCCATAATACACAGTGACACTGGTGACGTTGGTCAGGACTGCGTAAATATTTGAGCCGCAGAGAACGCCCTCGCCCGGAATCAAGTTATAGAATGGTGCTGGGGTTGTGGTGCTTGGGATGTCTAACTCAACCAATGTTGTGCCCCCAGAGCCTCCATCCTTCAGAACCAGTTTTCCAGCAAGGGCTGAGGTAGGGCAGATCGAAAAAGCCTTAATGCGGGAACGGTTACCAAAAACAGAACCAGAGGCAGTAAGGTATGTAGATTTTACGTCAGTTTGCATCGACATCGAAGTCTCCTAAGCATTGGGGATACGGCCCCACTAGGGGGCCGTTCTATGTCAATTATGCCAAGTCTTGTGCTTGGATGTAGCGAACCGTGATCGTACCAACACCGATACCTGTGTTTGCTGACTTTAGCCAAATGCGAACATCTGTAGTGCCAACGTCATCCCAAGCCGCAGCCAAAGAGCCGGGGGTAAGCGAGACAAGGCCCACAGTCATAGCGGTAAGCGGAGCAAGTTCGGTTGCTGTTGCCGAGGTTCCAACGCTCATGGTGTTGGTGGTGTCCCAAGCAACTGTATTTAGCATTTGGATATTTAGGATGTGGCTATTTGCAGGAAGGACAATTACGGTCCCAAGTGCAGTTGCTGTGCTTGCCTGAGTCACCGCGACAGTCTGAGCCATCACTACGTTGCCAACGTTTCGCACGTTAGACCCAAGCGTAGTACCAGTAGTATCAAAGATGTTGCCAGCGCGGATCGGGCCAGAGAATGTAGACTTACCCATTTTGGGTTCCTTTGCACAATGAGCCACTCTGTCTGTGCAGGGTCCGCTGGGTGCGGTCAGGGTGGCAATTAACCCAGTAACCAGTGCAGTGTACATGGTAATAAAACAAAAAGAAAGGGCCGCATAAAGCGGCCCCCTCAAGCAGTTTATTAGAAAACGTAACTCATGCCCCAGGGCAACCGTAAATTCCCAACGGATCTGACACCCCGAAACTGTAACGCTCACGAGCCTTATAGCGAACGTTGCCAGTATCAAAGTCCCCGTCCATTGCAGTCGTCATAGCGGTACGCACAAAGTGCTTCATGCCATTCGGAACGTCAGTGGTCAGGAACCAAGCGTCATTGTCGGTGAAGTAGTGGTTGATAGCATAACCACCGGGGATTGCACCGTTGTTCCGCAATGCGTTGATGTCATTGTCGGCGGTCCCCACACGCTGTTCCGTCTCAAGCAGACGGGTAGCGATGAACTGCGAGGACGACGGAATGATCAGCTTGCGCGGGCGAGCAGCAATCAGCAGACCACGTTCGTCTTTGAACGCAGCGATGTCGATTACGGCCTGCTCGAGAGCAGTCTCATTCAGGTCAACGTCAGTGGTGGGGCGGTTGGAGTTAGTGATACCCGACACTGTGGGGTGCGCAGTGCTGAACAGAGTAACACCGTCACCAGAAGTGAAGGTGGTAAAGCCCGTGTTCAACAACGATGCCGCCTTGACTTGCTTCGTGTAGGCCATGGCGCGAGCCAAAGCTTTCGTGTAGCGAGCCGACAGCGAATCGTACAGGTTGTCTTCCATCGCTTCTTCAGTGATGGCGAAACCCATAGCCACGGTCTCGTGCGTATAACGAGCCGTGAACGCTTCCTGTGCGTTGTCGTAAGTGATTGCAGAACCTTCGTTTTTAACAGGAGCTGCTCCAAAACCGGATAATTTTTGCTCCTCCTCGAATGAACGTTCTGAGTTCTCGGTATCATAGATTTCCGTGTGCTCGTTTTCGTACTTCTTGTATTCCAAACCGAACAGAGCGTTCAAACCGGGAAGAAGTTCTTTGAGAGCCTGTGCGCGTGAAATTGCCATTGATCAGCCCTCCTATCAAACGCCGAGCGAGTTGTAATAAGAATGAACACCTACGTTCATCTTTACGACGAACTCAGGATAATCATCCGACTCAGTACCGCGAACAACGTCAACAATACGCAGAGCGAGAGTCGAAGTTGCAGCGAGCGAAGCACCGTTAGTTCCAACAATCATAACAACGCTGGAAGCGCCCGTCGTGGTGTTGCCACCCGAACCAAACGAAATCGCGGCGTTCTTGCCAACAGCGCCCGGCCAACCAGAGCCAGCAGTGCCAGAGTTGAAGGTACCCAACGCGGCGGACCCTTTGATCTGGAACAACGCGTCCGGATCATCCATAACTTGGATGAATACCTCCGTACCAGAAACAGAGTTGGTAACTGCGTTAGCTGGCAGATATTGGTTCCAAACGGGTTGTTTGGTGCCAGCGTTTACATAACGAGCGCCGACCAAAACACCGATGATACCCGCAGTAGCGTCTGCAGAGGTAGCCGGAATCTTGGTAGAAACTGGAGTTACGGTAACAGCCGAAGGCTGACCAGCCGACGACAGGACGACGAGGTCGCCATTGAAGATAGCTGCGGAGTTGTTTGCAGCAACTTTGTATTCGCGGATTACACCGCCATTGTAGGACTGACCGCCGATAAGATTCAGTGGTTTAAATCCGTAACCAGTAGCAACAGTAGACATATGTCTGCTCCATGCTTAGTGCGGAACTAGATAAGGTTAACCCTTACCAAACGTAGTGCGGGACGAACGCTCTGGCGCGAGGACAGGCATTCGTGGGTCAGATTCGCGGAGGTAGTTACGATCCACGGCTTCCATCTGAGCTTGAGCTTCAGCGGCTTGGCCATAGGTACGGTCCTCTGCAAGGTCGGCAGAAATTGCACAGAGCAAGAGACCACCGACTTCAATGTTCTCAGGAAAGCGCGAGTCGATATCAGTCATAATATGCAACTCGGGAAACTCAATCGCCTTTACAGGCACATAGCCCTCACGGAAACGTTTGGACACATTCGTCATATCACCCTGACCCAAGGCGGCTGTGCGAACCCAACGGAATTTCATTCCGGGACGGGGCTCGGGGGTCGGCAACATAGACTGCCGCTTCCAAGAACTTTTACGCTCTGTGGCTTCGCGGGACTGTGCGACACGTGGTGTACGTTCAACCATTATACGATTCCTTAAGGAGTTGCGCCGCATAAACTTCAGGTTTTAGACCCAGACGCTTGGCGAGTGCGACCTGAGTAGAGGTCAAGACAACTTTGCGGGGTGTAGAGTTGGTCTGACGACCAGCAGGAGCCACCACGGAACTCATCTGACGACGAGGAGTCCTATCCTCAGTTTTCCCATCGTCAAACTTATCTGCAAACACGCGGCGAACCGATGTGTTTATTTGATTATAGTATTCTTCGCTATCTGGCGCAACACCTTGCTTGACAAGACGTTCATGCACGCCATAAGCAAAGCCCGTCATCTCCTCGTCGTCACCAAACCACGGGTTTTCTTGAGCCCAACCCTCTGCACGAGACGAGGGGCGTGGAACTGAGGGACGTCGCGCGGGGGCTTGCGTCTGTTGTTCTTGTGTCGGACGCTGCGGGCGGAATGAGTAAACACGAGATTCCTCGGTCTTCAAATCCATCATGCGAGCTTGCGCTTCAGTCAGTGCATCCCCATCACCAGACTCGTAAGCCGCTTTGAACTGCGCCTTAGCCTGTTCAAGCGCTGTACCAATGCGCTGCTTAGCCTGATCAAGCGACACATCTTCTGTTGCTTCCAGACGGCGGGCCATATGGTCCCGTTCTGCTTTTAGCTTTAGCGCGACATTGATAGCTTCTTCGCGTAGCCGCCCATCTTCTTCCCGAGCACGGCGCTCGGCATGGTAGTCATACTTTAGTTTGTTGATGCGTTTCTTAACCTTGTCGGAATACCCTTCAAGATCTTCGTCATCGTCAGACGCCCCCTGCGTACCCGTAGCTTTCGGCTTACCGCGGTCAGGTTCTGGCGTATCGTCGATGATTTCCAGCTCGATATCGTCGCCTTCGTCATCCATTTGATTATCGGTATTCATGCGCGGCTATACCCCCTTGGGTCTTCGACAACTGCTTCCACAGTGTCATCATTGATAAGACGGAACTCTTTACCCGACACTTTAAAACGCGTGCCTGAGTAAGAACGGAAGATGATAAAGTCGCCTTCAGCGCAGTAAGGGCCATTTGGGAACTTAGCTTTGTCCACGTAGCACTCTGAACCGAGCTTGATCACGTACCCCACAACGGAGGCCGTTTCTTCTTCACGTTTAAGTTTATCGGGGATAAATACGCCGCCCTTGGTGGTGTCACTTAGCTCGGGCACTGCGATTAGGATGTGGTAACCCACTGGGTTAGGTAGCTTCGCAAGGACTTCTGCGTCATCGACTTTGTCAGCCGTATACATTTTAATCTCCGCAACAGTTTTAGGTACTGTAGTTACCTTGCGTGGAACTACTCCACGATGCAGTTAAGTAGTAAGCTAAGTTATCTTACAGTTCAACATACCTTTTCTCTACGTCTTTGATATCTGCTTCAGTGTCGTTCAGTGCGGCATACTCGCCTACCAAACGGCAGTAATCCTCAAAGTTCTTAGCCCCGCCAATGGCGAGGCCCTCCTCGATATGCTTCTTACGTTCGCTAATGCGCCGCAGTAGGGCCAGAAAGATATCACTTTCCATTTGAGGTATTCCGTAGCGTATCCATAGCTAGCTTAGCTCCTTCAAGGGCGTGCTTATGGTGGTTATTCTCCCGCTGCACGCCAACCTGAGCGCCAGCACGTTTGTTTTCAGCCGCCAAACGTTCCCGCTGCAACTCGATGTTTGCTTGATTATTTTCGGCTGCGAGCTCGTTTTTGTACTGGTTATTCTCCCGTTGTATACCAACCTGAGCACCAGCGCGTTTGTTTTCAGACAGTATCCGTTCCCGCTGCAGGTCGATGTTTGCTTGATTGTTCTGCGCCATGACCTGAAGCTTCTTCTCTTCAAGCTGCAACTTACCTTGAACTTGCATCTCTTTGATCTGCAGTTCTTTCTGTTGAATCTGAGTTAGCGGGTCTTGCGCGTCTTGCTGTGCCTGCTGCTGGGCCATATCGAATTTGCTCTTCTCCAGCAGTTTCTGAGCGGCTTGTGCTACAACTTGCGACAGTTGCACTTCGACATCCTCGGGGAGCTGTTCTTCCTCTGCAGGCAGCGGCACGCCGAGTTGTTTCTCGATACCTTTGCGGTACGCCATAGCCAGATGCTCGTTGATGTGGGCGAGCGTGGCTGACTGGATAGCCTGTGCAAACGGAGACTGCCCAATCATCTGCTGTAGTTTGGGGTCTTGCATCGCAGCCATGTGCACGGAGATGTGCGCGTCATGGTCTTGGTACAGGAACGCTTTGATCGGCTCTTGCTTCAGTATTGCCATGTTCTCCGTAACTGGGTCTTTCGGCTTCATATCTGAAGGCAGCTTGATGAGGCTATCTGCGTCCTTGATACCAAGAACTGTCAACATCTGCTGGTGGAGTTTTCCAAGGTCGTAGAGCTGCGGAGCTTGTTGTGCTAGCTGCAGTGCCGCTTGGTACTGCATAACCCGCTGAGCCATAGTAGCAGCGTTAGGGTCCGACACTGGAATAATGTCAACGGGCCCACCAAAGTCCTCTTGGCGGTTGAAGTCGCCCTCAACCTCGTAGTCATACTCAGG